CGTTGGTGGCTGGCCGCCTCCACCCTTGACGGCGGTGTCGGCTCCTCGGTCTCGCTGGCGTTCATCGATGAGGCCTGGCGGGTGGGGCGCGAGGTGGTGGACGGCTCGATCGCGCCGACGATGCTCGAGCGCGCCTCGCCGCAACTGATTCTCGTTTCGACGGCGGGCGACGGCGGCTCGAAGCTGCTGCTCGAGGATCGGGACGCGGCAATCCTCGAGCTCGAGACGCCGGCGGAGGCGCGGATTCTGCTGCTCGAGTGGTCGGCGCCGCCCGAGTCCTACCCCGACGACCGCGAGGCCTGGCGGCAGGCCTCGCCGCATTGGACGCGGCAGCGGCAAGAGGCGCTCGAGCACGCCTGGGCGACCACACCGTCCGAGACCGAGTTTCGCCGCCAGTATTTGAATCAGTGGGTGATCGCGGCCCGCTCGTGGATTGCGCCCTCTCAGTGGCAGGAGGCGGCGCGGCCCGGGCTCGAGCTCCCGGCCAAGCCGGCCGGGACGATCGCGATCAACGATTTGGAAGGGCGGCCGGGCTCCTGCGGCTACGTGCTCGCGGTCGCCGACGATGAGCGGCGCGTGAGAGTGTCCGGCCGTGCGTTCCCGTCGCGGCGCGCCTTGTGGGCGGCGCTCGAGGAGCTGACCGCCGCCCGCCGCGGCGTCGACCTGCTCTACCCGGCGTCATTCCAGGCGCACGTGGAGCGGCTGAAAGGGATTCGTACCGTCAAGGTGGGGACGCTCGAGCAGCGCGCCGGCTACGGGCCAACGCTGATCGCGCTCACCGAGGGGCGGTTCGAGCACGATGGCGACTCGGAGCTGTCGCGGCAAATGCTGGCGGCCACCCCGGTCACGGTGCCGGACGTGGGCACCGCCCTGAGCGCGAAGCGCTCGCCGGGCCCGATCTTCCTCGCCCGCGCGGCCGTGTGGGCGGTCGGCTACGAACTGCGGCCGGAGCGCCGCAAAACCGCGCGGATTGTGACCGGCTAGTCCGGTCGGGGTATGGCGCCCGCCGCGCCGGCGGCGGATCCTCCACGGTATGCGTTGGCGCCGCTCGAACGTGGTCGAATTGGCGGCGGCACGCGACCGCGTCGAGGTGCTGTCGCTGCCAACGTCCGGCCGGCCCCTGGTTGGCGTGCCGCCGCGCTACCCGTCCGGCACGCCGCTCGAGCTCGCACAAATCGACTGGTTGCCGTTCGCCTCCGGCCTCTCCCGTATGCAGGCGATCACGATCCCGGCGGTAATGGCGGCCCGCAACCTGATTTGCGGCACCGTCTGCCAACTCGAGCTCTACCGCTACCGCTCCGACGTGCGCCTCGACCCGGGCTACCTGCTCACCAAACCGGATCCCTCGACGGCGATCACGCAAACGCTCTCCGGCACCGTCGATGACCTGCTCTTTTACGGGCACGCCTATTGGCGGGTGCTCGAGCGTGACTCGACCGGGCTACCGACCCGGGCCCGCTGGACACCCGTAATCGACGTGACCGTCAATTCGGAATCGACCGGCGGCAGCTACGTCGAGCTCGAATCGTTCAAGGTCGCCGGCGTCGACGGGATCGTCCCGGTCGAGGACATGATCCGCTTTGACGGCTACGCGCCGGCGCTGCTGGTCTATGGCGGCCCGGTGCTGTTCGCGGCGCTCGAGCTCGAGCAGGCGGCGCAACGGCTGGCGGCGGTCGAGCTCCCGGCGGGCACCCTCACCAACGAGGGGTCGGAGCTCGGCGAGCAGGAGGCGGCCGACCTCGTCCAGAATTTCCAGGAGGCGCGCCGCTCGAACGGGATCGCCTTTCTGCAGGGCGTCACCTATTCCCGTGAGAACATGGCGCCGGCCGACCTGCAACTGATCGAGGCGCGCAACCGCGTCGATTCCGACGTTGCCCGGCTAACCGGCGTCCCGGTAGCCATGTTGGCGGCCTCCCCCTCGGGTAACTCGAGCGCGATGCTCTACCAAAACCTCGCGCAGCAAAAGGCGACCTTGGTTACGACGGCGGTTGCGCCCCACCTGCGGGTGATCGAGAAAACGCTCTCCGACATTCTCCCGCGCGGCCAATCCTGCGCCTTTGACGTGCAGACCTACTTGCGCGCCGACCCGGAGGCGGCCGCCGACTACGTGCTCAAGCTCATGGACGGCTTGCACGCCACGAGCCCCGGCGTCATCACCCAGGATGAGGCGCGCTCCATGCTCGGGTTGCCGCCGGCCGAGCGGGCGCCGGGCGCCGACATTCTCGAGCCGACCAACGCGCCGCCGCCGCCCGAGCCGGTCTCGCCGCCGGCGGCCTCCAATGACCTCACTCCCGGGAGGGTCTAATGCTCCGCTTCGAAATGGACGTACTGACCGCCGACCTCGAGTCGCGCACGGTCGAAGGGATCCTCGTCCCCTACGGGGAGGTGGGAAAGATTCAGGGCGTGGACTACCGTTTCGCGCCGGGCTCGGTTCGCTTTGCCCGGGCGCGCACGCCGCTGCTGGTTGACCACGATACGGCGCAGCCGATCGGGGTTCTCAATGAAGTGGTCGACGGCGAGCTGGGAGCCCTCGGTCGCTTCCGTATCGACCGCACCCCCGCGGGCGATATGGCGTTGGCGCAGGCGGCGTCCGGTTCGCGCGGCTCCCTCTCCGTTGGGGCGGAGGTGGAGCAGGCGACCCCGGACGCCGCCGGCGTTTTCGACGTGGCCGCGGCCGCGATCCATGAGGTCTCGCTCTTGGCGCTCGGCGCCTTTGCCGGCGCGCAGGTGACGCGGGTGGCGGCGCAGGCGGACGCGCCGCTTCCGCCGGAGCTCGAGCCCGAGCCCGAGCCCGAACCGGAGCCGGCCGAGGAGCCGGAGCCGGATCCCGACCAAACCGAGCTCGAGCTCGACAAACCCGAGGAGGGACAAACGATGGAGGCAACCCGCACGGCGCCGCTCATGCGCGCCGTCAAAGAGCGGCCCGAGCTCCGCGCCGGCGAGCTCGTACAGCTGATGATCCGCGCGCAGCATGGCGACCTCGAGGCGCGCCGCTACATCGAGGCGGCGACCGCGCTCGCCGAGGTGGCCTCGACCGACGTGACCGGGCTCCTGCCGCCGACCTATGAGCGGCAGGTGATCGGGGCCACGGTGACGCCGCGGCCGCTCCACGACCTGTTCAGCTCGCGCAGCCTGCCCGGCGTCGGGCTCGCGGTCACCAAGCCGAAGTGGACGACCAAGCCGGTTGGTGCCTGGGCGGCCACCGTCGATGCCGACGCGACGACCGGGCCGGCGGTGATCGGCACCCAGACCGCGAACGTCGAGCGGTGGGACTATGCGGTCGCAATGTCCTGGGTGGTGATTCAGCGCTCCGACCCGGGCGTGGTCGATGAAATCTACGGGGAGGCGGTGCAGAACTTCTACCGGGCGATCGAGACCCGGGCCGCGGCCCTGCTGGCGGCGGCGGCGACCAACGCGGCGACGAGTCTCGGCGCAGCCGTCGCGGCGTTCTTCGGCGCCGTCCACCGCAACCCGGACGTGTGCGTGGTCGCCCCGGACGTGTGGGGCAAGCTCGCCGATCGCGGCGTGCTTCAGCAGCCGGTCGCCGGCGGCCCGGTCGCGGTCAATCAGTTCGGGCTCACGGCGATTTGGGGCGGAATCCCGATCGTCGCCTCCCCCGACTTGGCCGCCACCTATGCCTATATCGCGACCCGGCGCGCGCTCGACATTCGCGTCACCGATCCGGTGCGGTTGACCGCCAACGCGATCGGCGCCCTCAACGTCGAGCTGGCGGTGGTCGGGGAGGCGCTGTTCGATACCGACTATCCGGCGGAAATCCTCGAATTCGTCCCGACCATCCCGGCGCCGACCACGGCGGAGGCGTCCTCGGGGCGGAGCTCGAAGTAACGTGAGCTCGCCGGCGCCCGACTGGTTGACGATCGATCACGTGGCCGCCTGGCTCGACCTCCCAGGCGACCCCTCGACCGACGATAACCTCGCCCTCTCCACCGCCGCGGTCAAAGCGGCGGTGGAGCGGCGCCGGTCTGACCTCGTTTTCACCGATCCGGCGAACGTGCCGCAGGACGTGCAGGGCGGCGCCGTCATGTGGGCGGGGATCCTCTACCAAGCGCGCAGCTCCCCGTCCGGGTTCCCCGGTTTCGACGCGGAAACGACCGTCTATGACGCGCTCGGCGCCCGCCGCGCCGAGGTCATGCGGCTGATCGGCTGGCGGCGGCCGGTAGCGATATGAGCGCCCCGCCCGTCACCCTGACCGCCGCCTCGGCGGCCCGCCAGCACGTGTTGGACGTGCTCGAGAGTGAGGGGATCCCGGCCAGCCTCGACGCAGGAGCGTTTTTCCCGGCGCCCTGTGCCGCTTTGATCGGGTTGCCGACGCTGCTCGGCCGCGGTCTCGCCTCGAGCTCGTGGTCTATCCCGGTCACCGTGGTTTCCGGCGACACCGTGAACACGGTCGAGGCGGTGGATCGCCTCTACGCGATGGCGGACGCGATCGCCGACGCGCTCAACGAGTCTGGCTATCGGCCGCGCTCCTGGCAAGCCGGCGTTAACCGGGAGCCGTTGCCGGCCGTGGAAATCGTCTGCACGGTCACCCTCTCTTACAAACCGTAATCAGGACAGGAGGCGTCCCACAAATGAGCACCACCTTCGTTGATTCGCGGCTCGGCCCCGGGACGCTGACGATCGCGACCGCCGACTACTCGTATCAGATCGCCAACGTCGCCCTCGAGCCGAATATCAAGGATTCCGACGGCACCCCGACCCTGGCCACGCCGGCGCCGCCGCCGATCGCGACCCTCACCTGGCACCTCAAGGGCAAGGCGATCCAGGATTGGCAGCTCGGCGCCACCTCGTTCCTCAACTACTTGATGGATCACGCGCTCGAGGAGGTGGCGTTCGACTTCACCCCGTCGACCGCGGACGGGGTGAAATACAACGGGACGGCGCAGCTCCGGCCGGCGGCGATCGGCGGCGATGCCGGCGTGCAGATCACCTCCGATTTCGACTTTCCCGTGGTCGGCACCCCGACCCGCGTGGATCCGCCGCTCGGCGCCGCCGCCAGCGCGAAAAAGGCGGCCTAGATGCTGCGATTCGTCGGCAAAGTTGCCTACGTCGATGGCCGGGAGGTGGAATTCGAGACCGGCTCGGCGGCGGCCGCGCACTATGAGGAATACGCCGCCCGGCACGGCCTACCGATGCCGGGCGACCCGGACAGGCCGCCGTCGCCGACCATGTTCGCGCTGCTGGTCGCCCATTGGGCGCTCGGCAACGGTGCGGGGTTCGAGGTTTGGCGGCGCGAGGTGGACGGCGTCGAGCTCGAGGCGACCGGCGTAAACCCTACCCCCGCGGATCCTGGTCTCGAATGAGGCTCGAGCTCGCGATCCTGCTCCGTTGCGCGCCCGCCGCCGTGGACGCGCTCGAGGATCGCGAATTGGCGACCCTCGTGGACGTGCTCGAGGTGGCGCAGCGGTGACGGCGGTTTCGGTGCAGGTGGACGGGGTGCAGCAGACCTTGAACGCGACCCGGCAGCTCGAGGCGGCTCTTCGCCGCCAGACAAACGGCGAGCTCCGCAAGGCGGCCGGCACCTGCGCGGCCGAGCTCCTGGCCGAGCTGCAGGGGGCGGCCGGCGCGAGCGGCGTGCCGGTCGCCCCCTTGGTTGCCCGTTCGATGAAAGTGCGCTCGGATCGGTTGCCGGTGGTCGCGATCGGCGGCTCCCTGCGGGTTGGCCGCTACGGCGGCACCGCCGGCCAACTCGTTTGGGGATCCGAGCACGGCGGCCACAATTTCGCGGTGCCGCGCGGGCCGGGCTACTGGATCCGCCCGACCGTCGAGCGCTTCAAGGCGAGCCGGGCGGTCGCGGTCTATCAGTCGGCGATCGCGGCGATCATCCACGCAGCGGGGCTCTAGTGGCTGAGGGCGGCCCCGGCAACATTCTCATCAAGGTCGGCGCCGAGGTGGCCTCGGCGGTCTCCGAGCTCGGCCGCGTCAATAAGGCGGTGGACGATACCGGCAAGTCCACCCAATCGATGAGCTCGAAGATTCAGGCGGCCGCCGTGCCGGCCGCCGCCGCCTTTACCGCCGTCGCCGGCGAAACGATCTTGGCGACCAAGGCGGCCGCCGAGCACGAGCAGGCGGTCACAAAAATGGAGGGCGCCTTGCGCCGGACGACCGGCGCGACCGAGGAACAACTCCACGCCAACGACGAATGGGTGGCCTCGCTCGCCCGCGCAACCGGCGTCTCTGAGGATCAACTCATGCCGGCAATGTCCAAGCTCGCCCTGGCCACGGGCAGCGTCGAGGGCGCCCACAAGGCGCTACAGGTGGCGCTCGATGTTTCTGCGCAGTCCGGCAAATCGCTCGAGGCGGTCACCGGCGCCCTGGCCAAGGGCTACACGGGCAACACGGCGGCGCTCAACCGGCTCGTGCCGGGCCTCGACCAAACCGTCATCAAGTCGAAAGACATGAATCAAGTCATGGAGCTGCTGGCGCAGACCACGGGCGGCGCCGCGGCGGAGGCGGCCAATACCGCGGCCGGCCAATACCAGGTTTTCCAAGTGCAAATGCAGCAGCTTCAAGAGGGGATCGGAACCGCGCTGCTGCCGATCATGGAAAAACTCGTCGGGATCATGAACGAGGTGGCAGGCGTGGCGCGCGATCATGCCTCGGCGTTTACCGCGCTGATCGCCGTCGTCGGGGCGCTCTCCGCCGCGATCCTGATCGCGAACGCGGCGATCAAAGCCTACGAGGCGATCACGATCATTGCGAGGGCGGCTACGGCGGCGTGGACGGCGGCGCAATGGCTCCTAAACGCAGCCCTGGACGCCAACCCCATCGGCATCGTGGTTATCGCGATCGCGGCACTCGGCGCCGCGCTCGTGGTTGCCTACACTCGATCGCAGACGTTTCGGAACATCGTCGCGGCCGCCCTCGGCGCCGTGGAATCGGCGGCCCATGCGCTCGGCGCCGCCTTTAACGCGGTGATGGCGGCCGCGAGTGCGGCGTGGGGTTGGATTCAGGCGCATTGGACGGCGGTAGCGTTCGCGTTCGGGCCGCTCGGGATCGCTATCGCCCTGATCGGAACCCATTTCAAGCAGCTCGAGGATATCGCGACCGGCGTTTGGCACACGATCAAAGCCGCGATCGACGCCGTATATGCCGCGATTAGCGCGGTAATCGGCGCGGTTGATTCACTAATCAAGGCGCTTGGCTCGATCCACGTGCCGCATATCTCGATCCCGAATCCGTTTGCGCTCGAGGCGGGCGGCGTGGTGCTCCGGGCGCCGTCGGGGCTCGGACGGGCCGCCGGGCCCGCGGCCGGCTACACGCTCGGCGTGGCCGGCGGAACCACGGTTAACGTCTACGGCGCCGTGGATCCCGAGGGGACGGCGCGGGCGATTCTGAAGGTACTCGGCGCGCATAACCGCCGGCAGGGGCGCTAATGCCGCTCACCCCGACGGGGCTCACGATCGGCGGCACGGCGATCGACCTCGGAACCGTCCTCGCGGACGTAACGATCCGGCACGGCCGAACCGGCTATTGGGACGCCGCTAATGCCTCCACGATCCAACTCGTCCTTTTGGGCGTGGCGAAACCCTCGCATAGCTTCGATCTGGGCTCCGCGCTCGTGCTCACGTGCCACGATTCGGTGGCCGGCACCGATGCGCCACGGTTCACGGGGACGCTAACCGACGCGAAATTGGACGTGGATACGCTGACGCTGATCGGCGTTGGCCGCATGGCCACGCTCGGGAATTACCTGATCGGCGCCGGGGCGTGGCCGGCGGAGGCGTGGTCGGCGCGGGTTACGCGGGCGTTCACGGAGGCGGGCCTCGCGGCCTATCTGACGCTCCAACCGCCGGCCGCCGGCAGCCCCGACCCGCACCTCCTAGCGCGCGACGGCGCAAGCCTCGGGACGGTGGCGCTGTCGGACTATCTGACGGAGCTCGGCGGGATCGTAGACTCCGCGATCGCAGACCTCCCGAACGGGAATATTCTCGTGCAGGCGTCCACGTGGCGCATGCTCTCGGGCGGCGCGACCCTGGATCCGGCCGAGGTGGGCTACGCGCCCGAGTGGGAGAAATGGCTCCCCGCGGCCAATATTGTCAATCTGACGTGGGGGGCGGGCGGCGCCTCGCTCGTGACGGTGCAGGATGCCGGCTCGGTCGCGCAGTACGGGCCTCGGCCGATGGACGTTGCTACGACCATCGACAATTCGGCCGACGCGACCGCGATTGCCAACCAAATTCTCGCCCGTTCGGCGTGGGCTCAATGGACGCTGCCGGCGGCACCTCTGTTGGTCGGGATGCCGTACAGCATCGGGCAACCACTGACGATTACGGAGCTCCCGCCGGCCTCCCCCCATAACCCGTGGACGCCGATCCTCGAGGGGTGGACGGACAACATTACCTCCGATCTTTTGGATGACCTGCTCAATTGGACGATGGAGCTCGCGCTCTCTGATCCGTTGCTCTCCGGGCTAACTCTGCCGTGGAGCGGTATCCCGAGCACGGCGGCCTATCAGTGGAACACGATCAATCAAACGGTTGCGTGGCGGGACGCGACCGAGCTCGATGCCCTGAATCCGTAGGGAGGGATTTCCGATGCCCAATACCCCGAAATTCGCGTTTCCGTATCCGGCCGCTACCGATCCCGTCGCCTCGGGCGCCGCGAATATTCAGGCGCTCGCGGAGGCGGTCGAAGCCGCGCTAACTAACGGTCTGGATTTCGCGAAACTCACGGCGTCCGTGGCGCTGCCGGCGTCCGGCACGGAGGCAACCGCGGCCACGATCCTCACGGGGACGGTTCGCACGTACACGGCCGGCCGGCGGATCATCGAGTTTTGGTGCCCGGGGTTTACCGTGCCGAGCGCGGTGGACGTGCGGCTCGTTGTCATTCGCAACACGGCCACCCCCGTACCGCTCGGCAACGTGCAGGCATCGGCGGGAACCACGAACTTCGGCGCGACCGCTAACCGTTTCTCCTGGCTCGATGATGCGGCGCCGGCCGGCGCCTATAACTACATCGTCAAAGCCTGGACATCGAGCGGCACGGGCGGCACGTTGCTCGCGGGCGCCGGCGGCGCGGCGGGCGGTTGGGCGCCGGCCTGGATGCGCGTCACCTAACGAAATGAGCGCCAGACGTACCAACGGGCCAACCGCCCGAGCGGGCCCCGGCTTTTCGCCGCTCGCCGCGCCACCATCTGCCGCCACCGCCGTCTCACTCGGGCCCGCTCGTTTCGTAATCGCCAAACCCGGCAACATGGCGTCTATCATGGCACGCAATAGTGGGGGGGGGGGGCATAGCGCGACCCCTGACGATGCGCGGCGGGCGTTGGTAGAGCTCGAGCGAATTCTCCGCCGCCGCTTGCGCCGCGAACGCGACCTTAACCCGGCGGGCGATGAGAGCACCGCGCTCCGCCCGCCGGACAATCACCCGCGTCCCGATCGCCGCGAGTAGCGTCCGCCGCTCCGACACTTCCAGTTCTTCGGCGCCGGGCTCGAGCGCGCGGCGCAGGCTCATCGCGGCGACCGCAATCTCCGATGCCTCGCCGATCGCCTCGAGCCGCTGCTCGAGCTCGAGCTCCCGCGCCTGGAACGTCTCGAGCCCGCGCTCGAACCGTGCCGGCGCCAGCCGGGCAGTCGCCTCCGAACCGAGGTAGGCATCCGTGGCCGCCCGGGCGAGCTCGAGCGCCTCCTCGATCGCGTAGCGATCCTCGCCGGCCAGCTCCGCCCGCACGGTTTCGTCGGCGGCCGCTCCGAGCCATTCCAGGGCGGCCGCCTCCACGTGGGCGTCGAGCTCGGCGGCATTGATCGAGACGCGCGCCGTACAGTGGTCGCCCGTGCAGCGGTAGTAGATCCAGCGGCCGCCGATCACGTGCCGGGAGAGCCCGGCGCCGCAAGTGGCGCATTTGGCGATCCCGGCCAGCAGCATTTTCACGCTCGAGGTGGCCCGGCTGGCAACGCTGGCGCGCCGCTCGTTCACCACCTGCACCGCGGCGTGCAGCTCCTCCCCGATGATCGGCTGGTGCCGGTGCGCGTACAGCTCGCCGCCGTAGGAGAGCTCGCCGAGGTACTGTCGGCTCGAGAGCAGCGATTTCATTTGCGATAGGCTCGACCGTTTGCCGCTGCTAGCCTCGTAGACGGCGAGCACGGCGGCCAAGCTGGCGCCGGCGGCGCGCATCTCGTACAGCTCGCGCACGAGCTCGGCCGCCGCCGGCACGACCACCGGCCGCCGATCCGGGCCGAGCCGGTAGCCGTAGCGGAGGGCGCCGATCGGGATCCCGTTTGCGATCGCCTCCGCCTTGGCCAGACTGAACCCCTCGGCGTCCCGTTCCCACTCGAGCCGCGCCACCAAGAGGAACACCTCGCGCACGAATCGCCCTTCCGGCGTCGATACGTCATTCGGCTCGGTCGCCGACAGGATGCGGGCGCCGTGCTCGCGCTCGATGAATTCGAACAGCTCGAGCCGTTCCCTGGCCGGCAGCCTCGAGAGGCGATCCAGCTTCGGCACGATCACGCCGGCCAGCTTCCCGGCCGCTATGTCGGCCTTGATCCGGTTCAGAAGCTCCCGGTTCGCGGTCGAGCCCTTCGCGTCCACCTCGACGCCGTACTCTTTCCAGGGGAGCCCTTCCCGCTTGGCGAACGAGCGATTCAAGTCCATCTGGAATTCAGGCGAGCGGAAGCGCTCATCGTCGCGGCGGCCGCGCGCGCTCACCCGCCCGTAAAGCGCATAGGGAAGCGGTTTCGCCGCTCCGGGTTGCGTCCGTCCGACCATCGCGTTAGGGTTCGACTTTCTCACAGTTGCCACCTCTCAGGGGAATTTGGGGGTAACGAAATTTCCAGAATTGGATCATACCAAGACCCCAAAGACTTTGAACTAGTAAACCCGGCGCTCGAGCTCCGCATGGCCCGGTTGCTTCCCGCTTGCGGCGGCGACCGCCGCCAGGCGGCCGCTGTACTGCGCTTGATCGCCGCCGGCGCCGCCCTCCGCCTGGGGCTCGTGCGATGAGCGAGTGGTGGGAGCGCGCCTATCCGGGCGGCCCGATGGTCGGGCCGCCGCTCGTGCGGCCGCTCTATCCGCCCGACGCGGCCGGGCAGGGGAAGAACCCCTCGCCGCCCGGCGATGATTGCCTAGCGATCAAGCGGGCGCTTTGGCGTGGCGGCAGGTGGCAGGGCCCGGCCTCGCGCTTCGATCGCGAATGGTCTAACTCGATCGCGCACGGCTCGGGCCCCAACGTGGTCGATTCCGGTCTGGCCGGTTTTCAGCGGCAAATGGGGATCATCCCCTCGAGCGGCTGGCTCGGCGAATACACGATGAACGCGATTCGCTCGGCCCGGATCCCGGCGCCGCTACCAAACGCCGGAGAGCCGCTGCTCGACGCGACCGCGATCGGGCTCCTCGAGAAAGCGGCCAGCGCGCACAATCGCACCTCGCACCGTGAGCGGGCGCTCTCGAAAGCGATCGCGCAACTCGGCTACGTCGAATCGCCGCCCGGCACCAACGGGACGATGTATGGCGCCTGGTACGGCATGAATTACGAGCCGTGGTGCGCGATGTTCGTCGCATGGTGCTATGAGGCGGTCGGCGATTCGCCGACCTTCGCGCCCGGCGTCCGCTACGCCTATGTCCCCTACATGGTGTCGGACGCGCGCGCCGGCAGAAACGGCCTCTCGGTAGTGAGCTCGCCGGCGCCGGGCGACCTGGCCGCCTTCGATTGGGAGCGCGACAGCGTCCACGATCACGTAGGAATCTTCGAGCGCGGCACGCCGGCCTCGTTCTACTGCATCGAGGGGAACACGAGCCCGGCGAACGATTCCAACGGCGGCCAGGTAATGCGCCGCGAGCGCTCGAGCTCGAGTGTCGGCATCGTGTTTATGCGGGTGGCCGAGTGAGCTACACGGTTAACGAGCTCGCCGGTCTCGTGGACGACATAGCCAAGGCGCTCCGCTTGATCGCGGACGCGCTCCACCGCCTGATCGAGCTCGAGGAAGAGCGCCAGGAGCTCGAGGAGCCGGATGAGCAGGAGTAACGCGCTCGCGCTCGCCTTTGTGGTGTCCGGGCTGTTTCTCGTGGCGCTCGGTTGGGCGATCTATCAGGCGACCCAGACCGAGCCGGCGCCGCCCACCGAATCGGTGGACGTGGTCGGCAAGAAATGGAAGTGCGATACCCACGTGAACCTTGCCTCGGTCACGGTCACGATTCGCGCGTCCGATCCGATCGCCGATGCGGTGCAGCTCGCCGAGGGATGCTCGGGCTATATCGGCGCGATCAACGTCGAGACCTGGAACGGCGACGGCGTCAAAATGGGATTCGTCCGAGACCTGACGATCGGCTCCCTCATCGTCCATTGCTACGGCCGGCCGGAGGGAAAACACCAAGACGGGGTGCAGGTGCAGTCGGCTGTAAACGTCAAGGTGCTCGGCGGCTATGTCGGCTGTTACTCGGCCAATAACTCTCAAGTCCTGATTCATACCGGCTCGAACGAGCAGCAAATCCCAACGGATATCCTGTTCGAGCATTTGACGGCCGATCCGGCCGGCAAAGAGGATCCGACCGGCCAGCCGGAATATCACTACGGCGCCGGCGGCGCCTACGGCGTTTCGAACGGCGCCTCTCACCGCTCGGGATTCGTCGCCCTCACTTTCCTCTCGCGCTCGAATAATCACGATTTGTGGCAGGGGTCGGAGACGACCGAGCCGGTATGGAGCTGCGACTCGGTCGCCGCCGGCGCGCGCGCGAATTGGGACACCACCGGCACGGGGTGCACGGGATGACCTCGTTCCCCTATGACCGGCCGATCACGCGCCGCTTTGGCGCCCTCGTGCTCCTGGCCTTGTGGCTCTCCGGGGCCGCGGCCGGCGCGCTACTCGTCGGGATCGCCTGGGCGGTCTCGGGATGAGCGTGGCCTTTTGGACGCTCGCAATCGTGCTCGCGGTCGGGATCGTGTTCGCGTTGAGGCGCGATTCATGAGGTCTTGGGCGGCCGTCATCCTCGCCGCCGGCGCGGCGCTCTCGATTCTCGTGCTCTCGGTCGCGGCCGGCTGGGCGGAGGCGCATAAAGGCTTGGCGATTTCGGCGGAGGCCTCGACGCTGCTCTCGACGGCGCTCGGCGCCGCGATCGGCGCCGTCGCCGCCTATATCGGCGTCCGCGCCTCGAACGGCGGCCCCGAGTGAGCTCGAGCCGAGCGTATTCGCGCGAGCGGCGCGAGCTGACGCCACGTATGCGTGACGTGCTCGAGCGGGCCGCCGCCGGCCTTTCGGTGCCGGCGACCGCGGCTGACTTGGCGATCGCCGAGAACACGGTGCGGGTGGTGCGGGCGGCGATTTGCGCGCGGCTCGAGGTGCCGAACATGGCCGCCGCCGTCCACGCCGCCCACCGCTCGGGCGCGCTGCGATGAGCGATGACTACGAGCTCCGGGAGCGGCTGTACGTGCTCATGGCCGACTTTGGCATCTATTCCGAGGAGGTGCGCGCCGCGATGTTGCAAGACCCCGAGCGCGCAATCCTGCTGCTGGAAGCGGCCCGCCGGCCGCCCCGGAAAATCCGAAACCCGGCCGCCTGGGCGATAACACGATTCCGCCATGGCGAAGATCCACGCTCACGCCACTACGAGCCGGAGCCCGAGCCGGAGCTCGAGCTCGGGCTCCCGACCGTCGAAGGAATCGACTACATCGCCGCTGAGGCGCGCCGCTCATGGGTGGGCGTGGCAATGATGCGGCTCGTTGCGATCGCCCTCGAGCGCGAGGGCGGCTACCCCGAACTGGTCGCGCGGCTCGAGCTCCGAAAGCGGGAGCTCGAGGCGTTTCACGCGCACCGACAATCGCCCCCACGGGCCGGCTAGGAACGGGACACTTCCCGGCGACCACTGTCGCCCCTAGCAGCCATTCCAGGCCAGCGTTGCGTCGGCTAGTTCACGTGGGGGCGACTGCATCGCAGGGCGACCGCGGCCTATGACGGCGGGGGGGAACGGGACGACCCAGGGCGGCGCCGGCGCGCATACCGCCGGCGCCGTTGCTTCTCGTTCATGGGGATCCGGGTGAGGTATGCGATCGGGCGGCCGCTAGGCCGCCTGCCCGATCGCCCGCGGTTTTGCTTCGCAGAGGTACGTCCGCATAGCGGAGCTGTGGAAGGTTGTCCACTTACGTACGTAGAATCGGCTACTCAGTGAAGCTGACCGCGAAGTCTCAGGCCTGGCGTAATCATCGCGCCGCCGTGTTGCCCGAGCTGCGTGCTCGTGCCGATGATGCCTGCGAGATATGCGGCGGCCCGATTGATTTCGAGGCGCCCGCCCGGTCGCCTCGTTCCGCCTCGATCGATCACCTGCACCCCATCCATGCGGGCGGTGTGCTGCTCGCACCTGCAGATGAACTGCGGCTCGTGCACTACGGTTGCAACTCGAGGCGTGGCAACCGCACGCGCGCACGTAACGGGC